CATGTTTCGGCCGAGGAAAAGTAGTTTCTCTGGGGGAGGGCGACACTGCTGGGGGTCAGCCGAAGCGTCGAGGGAGGCTTGTAATGGCGCCTGAGATTGACGACCACATTCTGATGTCCACATTTTCACAACCGTGCGCATCCGTAGTAAAACGGTCGTTTGAAAAAGGTATCATTATGTATGGGATGTCACCCTTTAATAGAGGTGGCACTATATTCTTAAACAACTTGGTGGCAGATCTGTGTCCGCACCTGACCAAAAGAGTCCCGTGGCACGAGGAGCCATCCGCTGACACTATAATGCGGATGGACCAAGCACTACAGGCGTTTGAGGCTTTCGAAGAAAATTTTGTGTATATCAAAATGGACTTCTCACGGTATGACAGCAGGATTGGGAGTCAATGCGGTAACGCAGCACTACAATCCATGTCCAAAATGTATCGACGTGAGACGAAAGCTGAACGCCGCAAAGTGGGGCGTGCGTTCAAGTACATTGAGGACAGTATTATTAGGACGAAAGTATGTCTGCCCGACGGCCAGATATGGCGTAAAAATGTCGGCAACACTACGGGTAGTCCTTTTACTACTTTATACAATTCTTGGACGGATGGCATCTACATGCTTGCCGCGGTAAACTTTTTGCTATGTGGAAAGGAAGACCCACGAGTGACGTTGCGCGTTCACGGTGATGATAACATTTTGATTGTGCCCAAGGACATTCATAATGTTGTCAATCTTCAGAACATGAAAACGGTGCTAGAGGACGGCTTGCACCTTCAAGTCAATGCTGATGAGAGTAGTGAGCATTCACGACTCATACATAGGTATGGCATGAAGGGGGACGAGACCGTGTCGTTCTTAGGTAGGCGATATATGCTAGGCGGTGCCGCTTGGCGTTCGCTCGACACGACCTTAGAACACATCGTTCACCCGGATTCTGAAGATTACACCCCCAATGGCGCGCTGTCTCGGTGTAATGGTTTGTTGCTTGACAACCCATTCAACGAGAGAGCCGCCTTCTGGTGTGAACGTGTTATG